TGTGTAAACTTCCTTGTCCCAATCGCAAGAAACAATGAGCCACATTGCGCCAGCCCATTCAACCAAATTACCCGCGTCAAAGTATTCATCAGGTAAACTTTTTACGTCTTTGTAGTAGGGGAGAGTGCCGTCATCAATTATGAGTTTCTGTGCCACACCATTAACAAGACAATCCTTGCAAGAAAGGGAATTAACAGCATTAAGCTTCAAATTGCGTTTCTCATAGTACAGGGTGCGATCTCTCTGCGTCGTGCCACGAAACTGCACTCTTGCCTTATACGCATTAAAGTCAGCCATATTATCCCTCCTTTCCAAAATACTTCTTATTAATGTTCTCTATGCAACGTATTGCCTTAAATACTTCGCGCTTACATACTGCTGTGTCATAATCATTGTCTATAAGATACTCCACGATATTCAATGCACTCATAAACTGTGGTTCTTCAATAAGTTGACGATACAGCCCATAACTACCAATCATCTCAACCTTGAGACTTTCGAGGTAAGACGTAAGCGTTTTACAGCCTTCCTCTTTCATAGGTAATATTTTGTAAATCTTGCCAATCATGTACTGAAAGTAGTTCTGAAACGCTCTTTCGTCCAATTCGGCATAATCTATCTTTACGCTCATATCAAGTCACCTACATCGTTACGAATAAATGAATATTCTTTAATACGCGATAGGAAGTTGGCATGAGCCATAGTATAGGTAGCATTGACCTTATCCAGAAGATTTGCAGGAGAAAAAGTCGTAAAATCCTTAGTGCTTAATGCGTTCCGCAGTAAATCAAGATTATTACGTATAGGCTTCAGCCATGCTTCAACCATTCCCTCGGTTAGTATATCTATCTCCATAAGGTCTAAATCCTCAGTAAAACCGCCTTCTTCGGTCTGAGTCAAGTCCTTTTTACAGGACTCTAAAAATCTTACAACAGCCTGATTAAGCCAACCACGCATAGCGGTCTGTGCCATACTCTCGGTCATATCCGCCAAATCGTAGTCATTGACCTTATCCATAAAACTGCTATAAATTGTTGTGTAAGCGGTCATTAGCTCACCTCGTCCATATCAAAACTTACGCCAAGTGCCTTTTCAAGAGCCTTAACCTTTGCCTTTGAATCAAGTCGTTCATCTTCCTCTGCAAGCATTGTGTATGCCTTTGTAAGTATAGTTTCCCTTACGGGCTTTGAGAGAGTAGGCACTATTTCTTCAATCTTCTTAGCTGAGAAGTTGAAAATGTCATCAATATCCTTATACAGTCCGTTTGATGTGTAATACTTGTCAACATTGAGAGCCTTATAAATCTCATCTGCGGTATAATCATCAGTGTCCTCAAAAACAATCCAGTTGTTAATAAAGAACTTCTTTTGAGAATTACGCATAGAAACAAGCTCGCCATATTCCATCTCAATCACAACACCAGTATCGTCCCATATTTCTTCATAGCCAGTTTTCTTTGACTTGTAATACAGAACTCCGCCAATATTGCTCTTAACAGGGATAAGATAGTCAGACTCAATTTTTATTCTTACAGGCTTTTCAGCACTTGCCTTTTCCGTATTTGCCTTTGTAGGTCTACCCATATTTAATTCTCCTTTAACTCATAGTGAGGGCGGTATATTTCAACCGCCCATAATTTGATTAAGTAAAGTCGTAAACACCCATTGTGTCAGATACTACAACAGCAGTACCCTCACGACGGATTACTGTGTACTCCTGTGTGAGATCAGCGTTGTCAGCAGCATCTCTTGCGATTACTATAGGCTCGCCCTCTATATAATGCTTGATGAACTTGTCATCGCCAGCGATTACATAAACTCTTGTATCAGAGAGAACGAAGTTGCCAGCAGCATCAAGATAGTTCTTGAGTCTAATGCAAGGTGTTCCGTTGAATCTCTGAGAGAATCCAACATCATAATAATCGTCCTTTACAGTCTCTCCAATCTGAGACATAGGGAAGTTCCTGAGAGCTGTTCTTGTTCCAAGAACGTAAGCGGTCTTGCCTGTAGCAGCCTCTACCTTCTCAATAAGGTTGAGAAGTCCAGACTCAGTAGGTGAACCAGAAGCGGTTACAGTAAATCTTGCTGTTGAGAGGTTGTTGAGCTGTTTTGCAACGCTTGCATAGAACTCACGCTCGAAGCTCTTAGCAACACGATTTACAAACTCTACCCAGTCTATTCTGCCTGAGAGAATAAGGATAAGCTCCTCGTAAATCTTTATAGCCTTATTTACGGGTGTGAGAGTAACCTTCTGACCACCAATAAGTCTCTGACGGCGGATACCCTGTGTGCCGTTAGCAACAACATCAACTGTGAGGAGTGAGTTGTCAGAAACAAGGAACTCAGGCTTGTCGTCCCATTCGCCATTCTTTGTCTCAATCATATCAGCAAGAGGTGAGTTGTCGAGAGCTGTAACGTCGAGAGCTACATCAATAAGTTCCTCAATAACAGCAAAGAGTTCAGGACACTTGCCATCGCGGATTGCCTTATAGTCTATAGTTGTAGAGCCGTTGTTAGCCTCTTTAATTTTATTAACGATAACGTCTGTGGGGTTGCCCTCTGCAAATGCAGTAGGAACGCCACGATAAGCGTCAATACAAAGCTTTCTGAAATTTGCTTCCATAATCAAATACCTTCCTTTCCTATAAATTAAAGAACCTCGTAAACGTACATTGTTGTGCCGCCTACTATCTCTGTTGCAAGATACTTAGCAAAGTTCTTGTCTGCGTTAGCTGTAGATGTTGCTGTCCAACCGCCATCTGTTGCATTAATATATGCGTTTGTAGCTGAAGGTGTGCCACTTACTACTGCACCTGTGATAGAGAAGATGTCGCACTTTACAAGCTTAGAAACGCGAACAATATCACCAGAAGCGTTGTAGAAGTTCTCAAGAGGCTTCATATCTGTTGTATATGCGTGTTCAGGTGATGTAACAACCCAAACGTCAGCAGCGTTTGCACCATTAGCTGTTGCGGTCTTAAATACCTCTCTCTCTCCGTAAAATGGCTCTGCATTACTTGTAACAAGAGTTGTAACCTTGATAGGTGCGCCATTGTCGATATCGCCGTAAGCTACACCAGTTCTGATGAGTGCGCCGTCATGTGTGTAAGAACATGAGTCGCTTCTAAAAATTCCATGTGCCATAAAATTAACCTTCCTTTCTGTTAATCGTTATTTCCATATCGCTCAAATAAGTCTCCGTAAATAGACACTTTGGCGGGAGTTGTTTCTACTGAAAACTTCATAGTTTCAGTCTTGGGAGTTTTTGTTTCTTTGAGAGCAAATGTGTTCATTGCAAACTTGCCAACAAGCATGATGCACTCCTTGTCGAGTTGTTCAAGATCATACTCACTTGACTTTTCTTTAAGGAGTATATACTCAGGCATTTCGCCAATGCGACCATCATACTTTGCGAAGATTTCGCTCTCAGCTTTGTCTCTCTCAGCTTTTTCAACTGCGAGTTTGTAAGGGGTAAGAGTTGAAATCTGCTCGTTAAGCGCAGTAATCTGAGTTTCAAAATCTGCGTTCTGTGCCTGTACAGCAGAATAGTTATTTCTTGCTTCTTCTACAGCACCAGCTTCTTCGATAGTGAGCCACATAACTCGCATTTCTTCAAATTCCGAATTAATAGTAGCCTCATTTTCACCAATACTATAAGCAACTCTGCCATACTTTCTTTCACAAGTATCTTCGGCGTAGTTGTATACATATCTCTCAATGTAAGCGTAATTATCATCAAAATCCTCAAGATAATACCAAATATCAAAAGAATCTGTAACCTTGTTTAATCCTCTAACTGCGTTACCAATCTTCTCCCACTTTTCGTTTGCCGTAAGCTGGAACTGTGAAACAGAATTAATTGGTTCTGTCTTTGGTGTAGGCTCAGTTCCTTCATTTGAAAAAGTTTCGGGTTCTACCTGCGCTTCAGGATTTGTCACATTAGGTTCTGTTTGCATTGTTTTATTCTCGTCCACGTTTTCACCTTCCTTATTTTCAAAAGCAAATAATTTATCCTTTAATTCTGCAAGCTGGTCAGCAAACTCAGCAATCGAGAATTTAACAGGTTCTACTCTCGCATTGATAAAGCAAGGTGTCACATTTTCATCGGGATTGTCATATTTGCCAAGCAGACACAGCGCAGAGAAGTTCATTTCAAGTATCTCAACATAATTGCTATCTTCTTCCCACGGTCTGTACTCGCTAACTGAAATCTCCATGCTCTGCGCCCAATAAATATCTTCATTGTAAACAGAATCAAGAAGTCCCTTGAAACGTCCAGTCCACATCACGAGTTCTACGCAAAGATACTCAGATTCAACACCGTACTCATCAATGATTTCCCACGAATAACTGTTTGGCTTTACAACGCCAAAAGCCTGTGTATCAGGTATGAGTTCCCATTCCTCTGTGTCGAGATGACACTCATGCCCCGCAATACGATACTCTCCTTTATCGTTCTTATAAAGGAATCCCACAACAGGAGCATAGTCAAGAGAAGGTAAACTTTTCTCAACCGTTTCCTTAGAGATGTAACTCATATTACGGTTTCTGCCGTGTGACATTACCCAACACTTGCAAAGCGTAAATTCTTCATTAAGTTGCTCAACAACTTGTATCTTATTTACGGCTTCAAAAGTCATATTCTCCATTTCCGCTTTCTACCTCCTTTCTCAGTAGTTTTTCCAATTACTCAGAAACACAAGAGATTTCGCTTCATATAATGCCATTCCTCGTCCGAGTATTTCTCAGCCAAGTGCTTCTGCAAAGCCTCTGTATCGGCAAAAGCGTAAACTGTCTTGCCATCGAGCGTTTGTTTAATATATGCAAAACCCAAAGCCACAAGTTCTTCCTGTGCTTTGGGTTCTACTACCATTATGAATTTGTTCATTGTCTACCTCCTCACTTGTATTCATTAGAGGTATTCTCGTTATTCTCAGTGTTATCCGTAGGATTTTCCTCTGTCGGTCTACCACTTTCTCCGTCTATTCCGCCGTTGCTCATTGTATTCGAACTAATAAGTGGACGATTGAGAATTTCGTCACAACACTTGAGAATATCGTTTTCAAGATAGCTCTGATTTATTACATCTATAGGCTCTAAGCCGAGCGATGCCGCATAGTATAACTTACTACACATTCCGTACTGCGAAGCCTTTAAATAATAATTCTGCACTCTCTCAAAGGTGTAAATACTCTGTTCCAAGAAGCAAATCTCAAACAGATTTTTCATTTCCATTTTTTGAATTTTAACATTATAAACGTGCTGCACTTGACGAATAATCTTCATCATCATGGACTCTACGGGACGTATTGCAAGTTCAAGAGACTGCGAAGTTACGTTATCCATAATACCAAACAGCACAGGAGCAATACCAAAATTATTGAACAGGTCTTTAGTTGCGTCCTTTGTGTAGTTCTTAGTTGCATCATTGCTATCCTTTAAAGTAACAGTGTCAAGTCCAAATGGTGACATTGCAACTCCGATACCTTCTGGCACTTGGTTGGCAGTAAGATTATAGTATTTTTGTGCTTGTTCAAAGCTCAGTTTAGGTACGCCGTCTGTGTCAGTCGGAATACGATAATGTATGAGCTTGTAGTTGTCAAGCATTGCGCCGTCTTTCTTGATTTCCTCATAAGTGTCAAGGTCGATAATAGATTTGAATATGCCTACGAATGGCGGCACTGTCCAATCCATTTCGGGATCAAACTTAACACATATCTGTTTCTTTGGCTCAAACCAACGCTTTGTTTTGTCTGGCTCAATTATCCACTTACCCTCAAGGTCTTTCTTGCCCTTATAAGCCCAATACGCAGTTTCAAAGTCTCTACCATATTGTGGCAAATAGATAAGCGTTTTCTGCGTAAAGTAATCAAGGTCAAATGAGAATCGCCAAACACCATTCTCAATACTTGTGATGATACAATACTCAGGGCGCACAGGTTTGATAAAGTAGTTATCAGTATCGTCATACTCAATACCAAAGAACACACCGTCAAGGAGACAGGTTGTCATAATCTGTGGTAAGTAAGATTTGAGTTTGTAATGACTAACTGTACGACATAGTTTTCGGTACTCCTTGTTGAATGTCGTAGCACCTTTATTGCCTGTGTCGCCAACAGGTCGTATGAGATAATTGTTTAACTCCAATGTCGCAAGCATCGTTATCGCTCTGCGGTAATGCGGCGACACAGCATAAAAGAAGTGACTAATCTCACGAAGCATTTTCTCTGATGCTGGCTTATCAGGACAGAGAAGTGCTTTTAGTATTTTGTCTCGCGGGTGCTTTTTGAGAAAGATGTTGCGCTGATCTACCGCCGTTGTAAGGTCGGCAAGAACTTGCTTGCGAAGTCGCGCAAAGTTCCGGTAGTCGTAGAGTTCATCTATCTCGGTTTGGTTTAGGTCTTTCAATCAATCACTTCCTTTCATCTGTAGGTTTTGGCGGGGCGAGCCATGAAGAAGTCGGCAACTCCCGATTCCTCATTTATTATGCGCTTCTGTAATGCCTGTTCCAATTGCAGACATACCCACCAGTTATATTCAAGCGATGAGAAACGGTCTTTTCGCATACCCGATTTCTCTTTTACCTTTATGTTTACACCCTTTGTTTCAGTCTGTAAGTTAATAAGCTCATTTATCAGCAAAGACGTATGAATATAAGGCATTTGCAATGACACTTTTTCTTGAGATGTCAACGAATTATAACCTCTAAAACCACAAAGTATTTCTTCGGCATCAAACTCTGACACAAGAAGATTTATCCTATTTTGCTTAAAGGCTTCTCTTAATGCCAACGCCATATCATTATTTAACTGGGCTGTTGCATTGATAGCCCAAATAACCTTTGGCGCAGATTTGTCCAAGCATCTATCGGCAAATACAGAATCATTGCAACACGATAACGCTCTATATGTTGTTGCCAACTCATTGTCGTAGATGTCTCGGCAAAGATTATCATATACAGAGATGCCAACTCCACGGCAATCTATTACAAGTTGGGTGCAATGATATTGTTCAAATAAGCGTCTTACTATTAAAGCTAAATCTTCTGAATGTAACCCTTCATGATTCTCGGTATAAATAATATTCCCAACATACCTATTGTCTTTATTAGGCAAAGCACTATTAATAAATATCGAAGCAGCGTCATTATTATGCTTTGTAGAAGCCAACAGCGCAACGTCTAACGACAATATTCTCTCCTCATTTTTTGCAAGTGGAGGAATTTTTAAATTCTTATCTGCCATTAAATTAGAAATCTGAGGTGGATATACTGGAACTTTAAGCTTTCTGTTACGAGACAAATCATCATAAGAAAACAGAGCGTTTTCATCATCTCCAAACCATTCACATTCCATTTCCATTTTGAAAGACAATTCATCAAAATCCGATTCGCTCATTTCATCTTCAACCTGTTCACGACTAAGTAGATTTTCTTTAATGGCTAATTCATAAGGCAAACCACAACAAAAATACTTCTTAGTATCATCAACTAAATTGGTCGCAAACGCTTTAAGCTTTTCAAAACTCCAATGCCCTTTAAACCAAGCAGATGAAAGGTATAGTTCCTTATTTCTTTCAGCCAAATGAGCGTATTCAGGCTTATCAAGATATTTAGGTGATCGAGGGGCGGTATTAAATTTTCTAACAACTGTATTTATAATGTCTAAATCAACCATGCGAAATTCGTCCACGACGATACAATTAGACCTATTATGCCTCGCTCCTTGATTTGCCGTTACAACTTTTATTCTTGAACCATTTTTAAAAGCTATATAAGCATCTTGCCCTTTAGTATTATACCCCTCTATTTCCAATCTTAGATTAGCGGAGTTAGGCATCAGTATTGTGGTTATTTTTTCAAGAACTTCAATTGCTTGTCCGCGATTTCCAGAACAAACACATATCTTTGTGTCTGGATATAGAATACATCTTACAGTGCAAAAAATTGCTGTCAAAAATGTTTTTCCTTGACCTCTCGAAGCAATATACATAAAATAATTTGACCAATTCATTAAGAATATCAAAATCTTCTGAAAAAGCTTTAAATGTATATTAAGATAATCTTCACAAAATCTATGCGGATTTGCCCTGTAATAACTACACCATATACCTACGCCATTCATCATGCGCTCAACTTTATCATTGGCTATCTCTTTATCCGTTTTCTTCATTGCCATTTTTAGCACCTCCGAAAACCGCGTCAAAGAGGGCTTCATCATCGCCTTGATATTGAGGTTTCTCAACTCTATACTTAGCAATTTCCTCCTCGTACATTCTTGCATAATTATTTTTTATACCAATCATTTTGCACAAATGACCTAAGAAGTAAACTGTAATATATTTAGCAATGCCATCCACATCTCTCCATTCGGGATCTGGTTCTGGTATTGGCTTTTCTTCCTCAAATTTCTTTATAAGAGTTCCAAAACTTTGACTATCCGCAAGAGCATTATCATTATTTTGTACGGGCTTCAAATTAGCAGAGCCAAGTAACGACTGAAATGTGTCCATAGCATCTTTGACTTTGCCACCTGTTTGTTGCGCTATCTGAATATTTAATTGAGCAATACAAAGATTCTTAAATAGTTCCTCTTGCGCTTTAGTTTTACACTCGCAGCGTGATGTCCAGTCCTCAAGTTCTTGCTGAAGGAACAGATATTGGTCTACCGTATATCCCAATCCAAACATTGAAATTGTTTTCTTTTTTACTCTTGCACCTGTGAGTTCTGATTTAGCATCTTCTAAATCTTCTACATCATTTATATTTACACTGGCTCTTTCTTTTATTGTGTCAAGATATGTAGTGCCACGTTTTTTTATCTGAGGCAATTGAGCCTTACTCGGATAAGCTCCAATTCTTGATCTGTCTGACGATATTTTTCTACAAGCCGCTAATATATCATCAGCATAATACCAGTCGAATATTTGACAGCATCGTTCAACCGCCTTTTCTTCATTGCCAGAATAGAAGTCGGTTAAAGTATAAAAATATTTATCAAGACAGTTTTTACAAATAGTCGCATAACCACCATTTCCTGCAAACAAAGGACTATTTGAAAAAGGGAAGTTGCCCTTCTGTTTTGTGTATTTCTTACCACAACAAGTGCAATAGAACTCGGTTCTTTCTTCTTCTGCCATTATACGCCCCACTTGGACGTTTTTATCAATCTTTGTTTTGGAAGTGCGAGACTTTGCTGTTTTCTTCGTACTTCCGGTGTTACCTCTCGGCACTCCACTCACTCCTTTAATTCTTAATAAAGATTATTCAGCAAAACATTATACAACTTAGGATTAACATTTAAAGACAAATTATGTTCTGCAAAATAATCATTAAACTCTCCACTTATACATCTATTAACAAACTCCAAAAAATCAAATTTTGTACAATTATCATAACTATACTGTTTATGGAATAACATATGAATTGGTTCACACAAACTCACTCCCAACCCATACTTCTTATGAAGTAATCTAACACCTTGTTTGAGTTGCGCTTGTTCTTCCGTCGAATAGTCTCCAATTGATTTTTTCCTATCCAACTCAAATATTTCCAAAGCCTCAGCCAATATATCTTTGAAAGCAACAAGATGATGCACGTTGTCGAATTTTGTTCCCGTCAAAGCACACTTCCACTCAAAAACTTCATTAGTAGATATAAACCAATCTTTTGATTCGCTTCTTAATTCACGGTATAAATCAGTAATTCCATCCTTCCAATTAGGGTTTTCACTTCCGCACATAGGATGAATATGTCGAGGATTATTGTCTCCTGACCACTTACCGCTTTCAAGATGTGCTTTAGAAATAAATCTTCCTTGACAATTAGGACAACCGCTACCTTTTAATAAATTTCTTGGCGTAGCATCCCATTCCGTATTACAATAAGAACATTCTGCTTTGATTTTCTTCTTTTCGCCAATATACTCTCCAATGATATTGATATATTCCAAATGTTCATTTCCAACTTTCACTTCATTAAACTCTTTGATAAATTGCTCGTGTGTTTTTGTTTGATTCTTAATTTGCTCTCTCATTCTACACACACGACAACCACTATCTTGTAATAATGAAGATGGAGTGGGATTCCATTCATAGGTACATACTTTACATCGGCATTTTATATTTTGCTTTGCTTTTACAAACGGAGACAATATCTCAATCTTATCCCAATCTCTATTTTTCTCTTTTAACTTTTCCAAAAAGATTTCTTCTGTATAAACCGCCATTTTCTTTCTCCTTTCTCTCTCCTGCGTTTATACAACAAGTGAGGGCGACGGGAGAAAGAAACGCCACCCTCATATACGGGTAGCTACTCCCATATATTCTGTTGTTTGGTGAAGCTCCAACCTCGTGCGGTCTTTGCCCCATAAGAGGGATTACTCCCTCATTTTAGCCACGAATTGTGGCAAACTTATAGTCGGTACTCTAAAGGCAAACTCTGTTGACTTCATAGCGTTGCCATAAGCCCTTGTCACTAATTCATCTGTCAAGAAATACTCAGCCTTGCTCAGACTATTCTTGTAATACTCCCGACATCTCGCAATATATTTCTCAATATGCGCCTCGTCGTAGGTGTCATATAACTCCTGTAAATAGATATAGTTC